ATGCTGAGGACGGAACCTGCACCTATGACGCTTCATACTGGTCGAATAGACAATGTAGCTATGATATCCTTAATCGAATTAATTTAGATGTCTATAATTTAGTGGACAAATACATTTTAAAAATGAAGTATCTTTTAGAAGATACTTTTAAAGTTCAGGTTTCTGTTAGACCACCGGTTATCATTAGGTGGTTTCCTGGACTAGAGCAGCAACCGCATGCTGATAAGCAACTAAATGATGGTTCGCCAAATCCTTTTCCCACATATGATCTTAATTCATTAATCTATTATAACGATGATTTTGAAGGTGGCGAGTTATACTATCCTCAACATGATCTGGAAGTGAAGCCGAAACCTGGTTTAGCTGTAGCTCATCCTGGAGATGTTAATTATCTACATGGTGTGAAAAAAGTTATAAGTGGCGAAAGATTTACCACCCCTTCTTTTTATACTATAACTAAATTATTGTAATTTTTCTTTACGAAATAAAGATTTTAAAAGTGTTATATCTGCCCATATTGGGCCAATTATTATTATAAGATATATATACCCTGGCAAGCTTTTCTGCCAATTGAAAATATGATAGGTCATATTAGCAGTGAAGGTAACTACATAATTATACTTAGCTATTACTTTTAACCAGTTTACTTTATAATAAAGCTTAAGAGCCAAATACGCGTTAACAGATGATGCTGCTGCTGCCGTAAAGCAATATGATGCCCCAAGTTGGCCGATGTTTGATTGTTGAAAGTCAACACACAGTGCTAAAATAGCCATGGCTATGGCACCGTAATGGTGGTACTTTGTAGACTTCTGGAGCAGGTTGTCACTCTTAATTAAGGCCATTATATCTGAAGCCAAATACATTAACCCCAATGTTCTGATTGGTATATTGCTCCAAACATTGAATCTAATCTCTGTAATTATTAAATAGATCCAACCAATTGCGATGATAAAACTTATTCCACTTTGTATTAACTGACCAGAACTATAACTTTCTTTTGGATTAATAGATCCGTTTTTTCTAAATATTGAAAGAAATTTTTCATTATTTTGTAAATAATTTATTATCAAACAACAAACTAAAAAAGCGGACATAGGAATTAGATTCCATATGTCCGCCAAATTAGTTATCATTCTTTAAACTATTCTATAATTAGATTCTACTTAAAGAATGGTGGGAAGAATGGTGGGAAGAATGGTGGAAAGAATGGTGGGAAAAACGGTGGGAAAAACGGTGGAAAGAATGGTGGGAACCATGGTGGGAAATAAGGTGGAAAATAAGGTGGGAAATATGGTGGGAAATATGGTGGAAAGAAAGGTGCGTGTCTTTCATAGCTAATAGGAGTTCCAAGTGGAGTAACTGTAGTATCGGTAAGAGCTGTTTTTACCTGATTTAAGATCGCAGCATTGGCTGTAGCAGTATCTATTGGTGTACCTACTGCAAAACCAGCATTTGTGATTGTGGTATTGGCTGCTGAGTCAGCTGCTCCGTGCAGCTACAGTTGGCTTAGGGGCTTTTCTATTTTGCTTTTTGCCATCATCTGTTGCCATATTATGCTACCATATCTCCTAGGGCAACCCAAGTATCGGTTGCGCGTTTAATAAGTGTAGCAGATGACCAAGTTGTGCGCAACTTGAGACCTGGAGTGCCGTTGATTGTTACACCAGCCTGTGGAGTAAGAGTAGTCTGTCCAGCTCCTGTCTGAAGAACTGTCAATGTTGTGCCCACTGGGAAAGCTACGTTTGCATTAGATGGCACTGTGAGCGCATTGCCTGAAGCAACGTTCATTTCTACCATTTTGCCGCTGTCTGCCAATACTAAAGTATATGCTGCTGTTTGAGCGTTAGTGACTGTGTCAGTAATGATTCTTTGATAGTTTGTGCCATCGTTTGTGAATTCCCAACAGTCTGTCGTTTCATTCCAACGAAGAACAACATTTGTTGAAGTACCACGCTCAACTTCAATACCAGCATTTTGTGATGGAGTCCCTGCTTCATTATTATTTAATATAATGATGTTATCATCAACCGTTAAAGTCTCTGTATTAAGCGTTGTTGTTGTTCCAGAAACTGTGAGGTTTCCAGAAACTGTGAGGTTTCCTCCAACTGTTGGATTAGAAGTGTTGACCCAAGCGGAACCATTATACTGAAGAAGTTGGTTTGCAGATGCGCTAGTAATTGTTACATCACCAACATCGTCAAGCGTGTTGATCGTTGGAACTGACGAGTTAACCCAGGCAGAACCATTATATTTAAGGAATTGGTTTGTTGCATTACCGGTTATAGTTACATCGCCAATATCATCGAGATTATTGATTGTTGGAATAGCACCCCATTCAATTCCTGCTGCTGCTGATGAATTTGCTTTCAGATAATATCCGTCTGTTCCAAGTGAAAGAACAGCTGGAGTATCATTTGCTGTAGCGGTAAAAATGTCGCCTTTAGCATTTGCTGCAGTTTTAAGAATAGCTGCATCGGCTACGAAGGCAGTGGTGGCAACTTGAGTATTGTTTGTGCTTGCGGCTGCTGTTGGTGCAGTAGGCACTCCAGTTAAGTCCGGGCTAGCTAGAGTTGCATAGCCAGCAAAAGATACTGAAGATGTTTGTGTTCCAGTTACTCTTCCATATGAGTCAATGGTCTGAGCACTAATAAAAGAGGTAGTATTTGAGCCAGAGGTATTTGTCTGACTAACTGTAGCAAGATCAATACTATCAGAATTGACTACAATTCTGTTACTCGATGCAGTAACGACATCAAGTTGATTTCCAGTTTTTGTCATGCCGCCACCAGCAGATAAAGTTGCTGTTCCAGTGAACTGAGTGTATGTTAACTCATCAGTGCCAAGAACAAATGCACCAGCAGTGCCAGAGCCAGTTGATGTAAGAATAAAACCTTGACCAGAGTTTGCTGATCCAGAAAGAACTAGAAGTGCATCACCGGTTTTTAGTGTACCAGCTAAGCTATTATTTGCGTCTGCTCTACGTGTAAGAATAAATGCAGTTGTTGATGTAGCGCCTTGTTCAGTTACAGTGTAAATACCATTATGAACAGCGTTTGCTTGGTTCTTAACCAATATAGCCTGGCCAGTTGTGACCTGTGAACCGTCAACGGTTAGTCTGCCATTTGAATCACCAGTAAGAGTTGCTCCTACGCCATTTGTACCATTAGCATAAGTGGCTGTTGGCAGTGCTGCAGCTGTTGCTAAATTTGCAACTTCGTGCCAGTTAATTCCTGCTGCTAATGAATCTACATATCCCCTTGTGGCAAGTGAGGTTGATGTTGTGCCTGCATTTGAGCTGACAACGGAAAGAACATTCAAAGTACCATCTGATGCTATATTGCCAACTACTGTACCAGATGAGTTTTTAAACTCTGCCAACGGAGCACTTGCTCCAGCAGCTGCTTTAATTACAAAAGATTCGTCGTATACGGTAATCTCAGGTGCGGTTTCAATTCTTAAGCGGGCCATGTTACTCCTAGTGTAAATTCATTAAAATCAACTAGGGATATAGTAATGCAGAAACTTAAAAGTTATTGTGTTATTCTCTTTAAAAATTCTAACATTTTTCCAACATATTTGACTCTGCCAAAGTGGGTCAAATTAATTGTTGGATCTACCCAAATTTTTCCACCCATCTTCTGCCAGTAACGACAGAACCCATAGTCTTCAGACAAAAATCTGCCATCGTCATCTACATAAGAGTTAAATAATGCATAAGCGTTTTCTGCTTCTGCACCGTGTAAGGCTCCTGTATCATCTTTGTACTTGAGCTTTTTATACTTTTTAAACATCTTGTCAAAGACTTGACGCTTGATGAGCATAAAGCCAGTCCCGGCTTCATAACATTCGATTGCTCCGTTATCAATATTTAATTGATTCTCACCTGGCTTGGTCATATGGACTACGTATCTACTAGCGTATTCCATAAGGTCTTGGGCTGGCAAGTCAGCTTGTGCACCTTCTTTTACTTTATCCCAATTAATTTCTTTGATTGGGTAAGACGCAGTCATAACATCTTTATCATGCCACAAAAGTTTTAATATAGCTTCTTTGTCGAATTGAAGATCGACATCTATAAATACCATGTGGGTAAAGTCTGGACTGCCCATGAACTTGGCAACAAGATTATTTCTTGCGCGGTTGATCAATGAGTCAGATATTGTGCAGACTGAATACTTTAAACCTATTTCTTTAAAATAAAGACAAGCTTGCAAAAAGCTCATCATAAAAGGTTCTGTTACGTGTGAATCATAACATGGAAGTGCAAAGAATACATTCCATTGTTCGAGCTTTTCTTTAGGGATTGTTATGTTGATTTGTTGTTCTTCTACAGGCATAAAAACAATTATAGCATATTAATCCCAAGATGACAAAGGCATTCTTTTCCAAGTATCTTTATTTACACAAATATACAGATAGTTTTCATCCCAAGACATTTCCCCTATATTTCCTGCGTCATCAGCATAAGTTGGAGCTTCTACTGCAAAGTCATTTATATTTTGAATGCCTGGAGTTCCACCAAATTTAGAAAAAATAGTTACTGTTTTTAAAGTATTATCGTCATAGCTGTAGTCTAGTTCAATTTCATTTGAATTAGTTATTGACCAATTAACATTTAAAATATCATAAGGATCTTCTTCACTTCTTACAGTCACTGCTATTTCATTTGTATCAAAGTTGTGGGATATAGTATTTGATGAATTTAAATCCGAATAAAATGATCTTACTGGTCTTATCCTCTTTGACGTCGAATAGCTTTCAAAAAAAGCTGATGGTGGTCGCCCATAAGTAGAATTTACTGGTGGATTTTCCGAATATGAACTTCCTGGAAAAAATTCCCCAAAATATGCTGTTGCAACAGAAAAACCTACACTCATAGTATATGGAGATGGATCTGTTGTAACGGTTACCTGAGCAATTGAGGAAGAAAGATAGTCATTGTCACTGTAAGTGGTGTCAAAGCCACCAACCAAATCATTATAGAGAGTCAATCTTCTTAGTTCGTTGTATGAGGGTAAAAACCAATCACTATAAGTTGTTCCATCTACTGTGGTTGTGTAATCTTTTGCTTTTTTGGCTGCGTGTGATGAAGTTGTTGCTAGACCAGCAGAAATAATTGCGTCGGTATTTGTTTTTCCATCTCCAATATTAAAACCGGTTGCTATATTTAGTGTGCTATTTGCAGAGCTAACTATTGGATCTGAGTTAGACCCACTCCAACCACCTAGAGCGGCTTCAAAGTATTTTCCAGTTGTGTTACCTGGAGTCGACGGAGTAATAAAAATTTTTCCACCGGCTGGTCCAGTATCGCCTATTCTATATTTTACTCTTGTACCAGTTGTTTGTTCATAAAAATTAGATTTTGTTGAAGAAAAAACACAAACTCTGATTGAGTTTAGAGAAGGAGCACTAGAAAAATCTACTGTTACATAATTACCAGTTGTAATTCTAACACTAGCTAATATATTTTCATATGGGCTACTTGCATTGTTTATTGTTACATAAACATTACTTGTTCCAAAATTATGATATACATCAAAGGTTGATGTTGTTCCGTTTCCAATGATTTCTGAATGATAATCAGCTGTGCCAGCAGATAGGACGACTATTCTTTTTGAGTTTGATGTTGGAGCGTTTTCTAAAACAACCGTTACAACATTTAATGATGTAGCTTCCCATCTAGCGTATACCACTTCTCCACTACCAACATCGGTTATAATTACCGCAATATCTTTGGTGTTGAGATTATGTGTTATTGCGTAATCTGTATTTGTGCCATTTCCAAAAAGAGCAGAATAGCTTCTAGTTTCTTCTACGTTTCCAGAAACTATCTTAGATCCATCAAATTTTAAGACTTGACCAGAAGTGGCGCCAGAAGGGTCAATTTGTACGCCATTGATCGTAGCGGTGTCGCCAACAATTAAGCTATTCTTGACTATAAAATCTTTATTCGCCACTAAAGTTCACTGTCCCTCTAGTTTAAAATTTAATTGTATTATTAAATTGTAAAACTTATATTATTATATCACACTGCTATAAGTGTTCTTGCAACTTTAACGGTAGCATTTGTTGATGCTGCGTCTGTAATTGTCACTCTTAGCAACACATTTCCTGCCGAGATTGAAGTTGATACTGTTAAAGGAATAACTGTTCCGCCCAATTCAATTACTGCATATTCTGACAGGTAAGAATCAGTTCCATCATGAACAAGCAATACTTCTGAAGTCGTATACTTTGATCCCTGAGTTACTTGGACAAGGTACTTAGCTGTTCTGTAGACTGTTTTATCAAAGCTGTCAACTGTTGTGACCGTGTTCACGGTGACAAGCTGAGTCGAAGTGTTGAGTTCACCAGTTCCAGAATCAAGTGTTATTGCTCCAGTTGCTACGCTACCAAAGGTAACTGCTGCGTTAGTTGCAACATCTTGACCAATTGAAAGGCTGATTGTATTGGCACCATCGTTATAGGCCTTGGTTACACCCGTGCCTGCCGTTATCGCGCCTTCTACGGCGTCCTGAGCTGCCTCAGAGAAGTCTGAGATCTTTGCTGCTGTCAAAGTAGTAAATGTTAGATCTCCAGCACCGTTGGTCATTAAGACTGCACCGTTGGCTCCATCAGCACCAACCGCTGAAATGATTGAAGCTTCTGTTGTTCCAACAATTGTCGTGAAGTCTAATACTCCAGAACCATTAGTCGTAAGAGCTTGTCCTGCGGTTCCATCACCACCAGCTGCTGCTATAAGAGCAGCTGCAGTTACGTCTCCAAGGTTAACGTAGTTAGTTCCATCATTTGTAAAAGTCCACTTATCTGTAGTTTCATTCCAAAGAATAGACACATCTGTTGATGTTCCTCTATTAACTTCTAAGCCAGCATTTAATGCTGGAGAACCAACGACACCAGAGTTTAATGTAACAATATTATCTTCAACATCTAACTGTTCTGTATTAACAGTTGTTACGTTGCCACTAACTGTCAAGTTACCAGTAACAACGAGGTCTTGGCCAATTGTGACATTGGAAGGAAGACCAATTGTTATAGAACCAGCTGAAGCTGATACTTCAACCTCGTTAGCTGTACCAGCAAGTGAAGTAACTACATTAGATGCTAAGTCACTAATCTGCGATGCGTTTATTGAAATTGTTGAATTACTTGCAGCCGTTAAACGTCCTTGAGCATCAACAGTAAAGGTAGCAACAGTGTTTGCATTGCCATATGAACCGCCAGTTACTGCTGTATTGTCAAGATTGATTGTAATCGTATCTGTATTTGAAGTTACCGAGGTAAGACCTGTGCCGCCTAAAATGCTAAGAGTATCTGAACCAGAAGTAATTGTCTTGCTTGTTCCTGAGTCACCAGCAACTTCAAATGCAGTTGCAACGTTTGCAACTAAGTTAGCTGCATAGTTCTGTGCTGCGGTTTGTGCAGATGAAGCTGCACCAAAAGCATCGAAAGTATTAGCCGTTACGGCTATGGTTGGGGTAGAACCTTCTCCAGTGTTATTGG